AATTTGGATACAGATCCAACCTATCAGAAGTTTGTTATCAATAGACGAGATGATATTCTACTCAGAAAGGTTAACTATGACCAAAACCCTTTCTTTACTCCTGAGCTACAGGATGAGGTTGATCATCTTAAGCAATTAGATCATGAAGAGTATCTACACATTTGGGAAGGGGAATGTAAGAAGTACTCCAGTTCCCAGATCTTTAGGAACAAATTTAGGATCACCTCCTTCGAAACACCAGTTGATGCAACGTTTTATTATGGCTTAGATTGGGGCTTCTCTCAAGATCCAACAGTGATACTAAGATGTTTTGTTGTTAATGATGAGCTATACATCGATCATGAAGCAGGCGGTGTTCAAATCGAATTGGATCATACTTATCGATTAATTGATGCAATCCCCGATGCAAAAAAGTATATAATCAGGGCAGATAGTGCTAGACCGGAGTCAATTAGCTTTGTTAGAAGACAAGGATACCATATTGAATCGGTACATAAATGGTCAGGCAGTATCGAAGATGGTATCGAATTTATTAGGAGCTTTAAGCAGATCAATCTCCATGAAAGATGTATAGAGACTGCAAGTGAGTTCGTTAAGTACAGTTATAAGGTAGACAGATTAACTGGTGACATATTACCGGTTATAGTCGATGAGCATAATCATTATATTGATGCACTGAGATACGCATTACAACCGATGATTAAGATGAGAGGCAAACCAAGAGTGGCAAAAGTTATAGGAGCATAAAATGGGTATTGAAAGTAAGCATCCGCATTATACTAACACACAAGATAAATGGCAACGGATCAGAGACTCGTTTAATGGTAATGATGCAATTAAAGGTGAAAGTGAAAGCTATTTACCTCGATTAGGTGGACAAGAGAACAACGAATACGAATCATACAAACTGAGAGCAGTTTATTATAATGCTATTGAAAGGACGGTACGTGGTCTAGTTGGTGCAGTTATGAGAGTAGATCCTATCCTTGAAATACCTCCAAAATTAGAGGAATTAATAGAGGATGTTACTAACACTGGAGTTTCATTAAAAGACTTTATTAGCTATATGTTAGCTGAACAGTTATTAATGGGGAGACAGGGCGTCTTAGTAGATCGAAATGAGGAAAGACCTTATCTGACAGGTTATTCAACTGAACAGGTTACTAATTGGTTAGAAGATAGGGTTATCCTTGAAGAGAACTATCGTAAGATCCATCCTGACGATCCCTATCAATCTGAGTATGATATTCAATACAGAGAATTGCTTACTGAAGAAGGTAAGTATGTTGTTCGTATCTGGAGAAAGGATAAGAAGGGTTGGGAGATGATAGATGAGATCTTCCCTTCACGTAAAGGATCAACCTTAAACGATATACCTTTTATTGGAATCAGTGGAGAAGGGTTTAACCTTGATCCAACTATTCCACCACTATTGGCTTTAGCAGATATCGGCTTATCGATGTATCGTACTTCAGCAGACTTAGAGCATGGAAGGCATTTCACAGCATTGCCTACACCTTATGTAACAGGTATCGACGCTGATAGCGAATTAAAAATCGGCTCAGGCTCAGCATGGATCTTACCGGACTCATCATCTAAAGCAGGCTATTTGGAGTTTAGCGGACAAGGACTTCAGGCTTTAGAGAAAGCTATGGAAGAGAAACGTTCAATGATGGCATCACTTGGTGCTCAGCTATTACAATCACCTAAGGCAGGTGTTGAAGCAGCAGACTCGGTAAGATTGAGACAGAATGCAGAGGCTTCAACCTTAATTGGTACAGTTAAGGCCGTTGAACGTGCAATCACTCAAGCATTAATCCTTATGTCCGAATGGGAAGGTATCTCAGGCGATATCTCTATTAAGTTAAATACAGACTTCGTTGATACTAAGATCCAAGCACAGGATATGGTATCACTAATGGGGGCTTGGCAATCAGGTGCAATCAGTCATGATACATTCCTATTCAATATGAAACGAGGTGAGATATTACCTCCAGATACATCAGTTGAAGATGAGAAAGAGTTAATTGATGCACAAGGTGAAATGGACTTAGGTGCTGGGATTGATCTAGATGGCTAAAACCGTCAATGAGATAATCAAAGATGAGATCATTGGCCATTCGGTTAATCTGAATCGTTTAGAGCTTCAAATGAAAAAGGATGTTCTCAAGGAATTAAAAGCCCTTGAGAAAGATCTTATCAAGCAACTAGAGAAGAGTAATATCCTAAACGGTAAGCCTATGACTAAGTTTAGGCAGAAGCGTTTAGCAACTCTACTCAAACAAATACAGGAAACAGTTAAGACTGCTTATAAAAGCGTCAATAACACATTAACTGGTGATTTGTCTAAGGTTGCAGGTATTGCTGAAGCTCAAACCATCGATGCTGTTAATAAATCAGTTAAGATCGAACTATTAAGCACTGGACTGAGTAAACAAGCATTGAAGTCAATAGTATCTAACTCATTAATTGAAGGTGCACCAAGTAAAGACTGGTGGTCTCGACGTAGCATAGCATTCAAAGATCGCTTCTCAGATACAGTCAGACAAGGTATGTTAGCAGGAGAGACTACTCCGAATATTGTTAGAGCTTTGAGAGGTACTAAAGCACTGAGATATAAGGATAGTGTTTTAAATGGCAATTATAGAAGCGCTGAAGCCCTAGTCAGGACATCAATCCAGTCAGTAGCAAATCAAGCACGTATAGATACGTATAAGGACAATGACGACATCATTAAGGGTATCGAATGGAGTGCAACGTTCGACAATCGAACCTCAGACACATGCATGTTCCTAGACGGGCTACAATGGGATTTAAACTATAATCCTCTTGGACATGGCACATCTTTCCCTGGAGCTACAGCACATTGGAACTGTAGATCGACAACAATTGGTATTACTAAGTCTTGGAAAGAGTTAGGTGCTAAAGGTAAGTTTAAGGAGATACCTGAGTCGAGTAGGGCTACTATGGATGGTCAGGTCTCAGGTAAAAAGAACTACGAAGCCTGGTTAAAGGATAAACCGGAAGCATTCCAAAAGGAAGTATTAGGCAAAGGTAAATATAAACTTTGGCAGAAAGGTAAATTGGGATTCAAAGATATGGTGAGTGGAAGTGGCAATCCGTTAACACTTAACCAAATAGAAACTAAATTAAAAATAAAATAAAATGTATTTAATGTAAAATGAATTTGTCAGAGACAATTTAATAATTATTCGGAGAATAAAATGAGTGACCCAGCAGTAGAACCAAAAACATATTCAGAAGAGGAATATGGAGATCTTAAAACAAAGTTAGATGAGTTCAGATCTAATAATGTAACCCTTTTAAAGAAACAAGAAGACCTAGAATCTAAATTCAATGGAATTGATGTTGATGCTTATAATGATATGCTTAAAACATCTCAAGCATTAAAAGATAAAAAGCTAATTGATGAAGGTAAGATCGATGAGTTATTAGAAGAACGTACCAAAGCAATGAGAAATGAGCACAACTTAGCTCTTGAAGGTATGAATAAAACTCAATCAGCATTAAACGGGAAACTGGAAACACTACTTATCGACAATGCAGTAAGAGACTCAGCAGCTAAAGCAGGTGTTGTAGATACTGCTCTTGACGATGTTGTGTTACGTTCACAAATAGTATTCTCAGTTAAGGATGGTAAAGCTGTTCCTCATGATCGAGAAGGTAATGTTGTATTTGGTGATGGTACTAGCGATCCAATGAGTGTTAATGAATGGGTCAAGGGTTTAACCGAATCAGCACCTCATTTATTCAATCCCTCTACTGGCGGTGGTTCTCAACACGGATCAACCTTCAATGGCAATACAAATACGGTATCAAGAACAGTATTTGATAAAATGTCACAGCAACAACGAAGCAAGTTTGCCATTGATGGTGGTAAAGTTGTAGACAAATAGTTCCTAGATAAAAACTCTCTCCTCAAGTTAGATTTTTTGGCTCTTCTTAATTGAAGAGTTTTTTTTGTTAATTAATTAGAAACATTTTCATTTTTATGATATATTAGTACTCAAGCAACAGTGTTGCCTAATTTTCTACAGCGTAGAGCATAACAATTAGGGGGCATTTGACTCTCTAATAAATTTCAATTTAAAAAGGAGTCAATAAAATGGCAAATACTTTAACAAACTTAGCAGGCGATATTTATAAAGCTGCTGATACTGTTGGCCGTGAACTAGTTGGTTTTATCCCATCAGTAACGATCAACGCAGGTTCTGAGAGAGCCGCAAAAGGCGACACAATCCGTTCATTCATCACAGCATCTGCTACGGCGAATAACATTACTGAGTCAATGACAATCCCACAAGGTGATGATCAAACTATCACTAGTTCTACAATGACGTTGTCAAACGCTAAAGCGGTTCAAATTCCAATGACTGGTGAAGATATTAAACATCTTAACAATGGTTCTGGTTATGAAACTGTTTATGGTGATCAAATTGCTCAAGCAATGCGTACACTAACCAACTCAATTGAATCAGATCTAGCTACTGCGGCTTACCAAGGTGCTTCACGTGCTGTTGGTACTGCAGGTACTACCCCGTTTGCTTCAAACTTTAATACTATTGCTCAGGCAAGACAAATTATCGTTGATAACGGTGGTGCTACTAACGACGGTCGTATGTCTTTAGTAATGAACACATTGGCTGGTACTAACTTACGTAACCTTTCATCTTTACAGAGCGTAAATCAAGCAGGTTCAGATGCTATGTTGCGTCAAGGTACTTTGTTAGATCTACAAGGTGTTATGATTAAAGAATCAGCTCAAGTTGTTTCTCATACTACTGTTGGTTCTGATGACCACGTTGTTAATGGTGCTGTGGCAGTTGGTGATACTGCTATCGCTGTAGATGGTACTCAGACTACTGATTGTTCCGCAGGTGATGTTGTTTCATTTAGTGGTTCTTCTGACAACTACGTTGTTGCTAATCAAAGCACTACTGCTTCACTTGTATTAAACTCAAATGGTGCTAGATCAATCATTGCTAACGATGAAACTATTGCTACAGGCGCAAGTTACGCGGCTAACGTAATGTTTAATCAAAACGCTATTGAGTTAGGTATGAGAGCTCCAGCAGTTCCAAATGGTGGCGACTCAGCAGATGATGCTATGTTGATCCAAGATCCGCACTCAGGTTTGATCTTCGAAATTCGTGTTTACAAAGGTTACCGTAAGCAAATGATCGAAGTTGCAGCAACATGGGGTACTAAAGCTTGGAAGAGCGACAACATTGCAATCTTAATGGGTTAATTAAGATTAGATTAAATGGGGGAAGGGTAATGACTTCCCCACCTAATTTAAAAACGGAGAATAAAATGCAAACAGAAAAAATTAAAAAGACCGTCAAAAAGGTCATTAAAAAAGCAACTCCGAAAAAAGTCGAGTTTGTTGAAATGGTGAGACAATCAGATGGCTTAGTTGCTAATGTTCACATCAACAATGTCGCAAAGTTCAAAAACGCAGGATATAAATAATGGCTTTAGATGCTACAGCAAATGGAACGAGTGCAAACAGTTATGTTACTGTTGCTGATGCGGATACGTATCATGATTCTCATTTGTACGCTACAACATGGACCGCTGCTTCAACAGCTAATAAAGAGAAAGCTCTTAAAATGGCTACTCGCATACTGGATGAAAAGATCGCCTGGACAGGAACTAAGACTACAGACGAACAGGCTTTAGCCTGGGGCAGATCTGATGTTACCGATGATGGATACTCAGTATCATCAACAATAGTACCTAATCCAATTAAAAATGCAACAGCAGAATTTGCTAGACATTTGATTGGAACAGATCTAACCGGTAATGCAGATGGTAAAGGCTTAGCATCTTTGGCAGTAGGTTCTATCTCACTTACATTCGATAAGACCGACACTGCAGGGGTTATACCTTCAATCGTCCAAGAAATGTTAAGAGGTTGGGGTATAATCCATGCGCGTGCTAAGTTCGGTACAGTTGCAGTAGTGAGGACTTAATGGGACTGAGCTCATCAATAGCTAAAATCGTAGAATCAGCAATTGTTACTGTTGGGGACTTAGCTGAGACTATTACTTACAATGCTAAGAGCTCAGGAGCATACACAGTTGCTACCGGTGCAGTTGCACATACTACAACAAGTTATACCTTCAATGCAATCGTATCACCATTTGGTGCTGCAGGTACTGGCTCAAATGAAATCGTAGATGGTATTACCTCGGACTTAGCAATACTTTTTGCTTCGAATGACTTAGCTGTAACGCCAGACACAAATGATACTATCACTAGAGATTCTAAAGAGTATAAAGTTAAGCAGATCATTCAAGATCCTGCCGGAGCTTCATACCGCTTAATCGTGGGGTTAATGGGATGAGTGTACAATCATTTGGTAAAGAGTTAAAAGCATTCAGTAAAAGAACAGATGTAAAACTGGATGTCACTGTCCGTAAAGTTGCTTTAGCTTTGTTTGATGGTATTACTGAAAAGAATCCAGTTGATACAGGTAGAGCAAAAGGTAATTGGAATCTGTCTGTTGGTAAAATGGATCAATCTGTTAACGATAACGCTACAAGTACATCCCTAGGAAGACCCGGCAAAGCCCCAAATATGAAAAAAGGTGATGGTGACAAAGTGATATGGATAACTAATTCATTACCCTATATAAATGCTTTAGAGCATGGGCATAGTAAGAAGCAGGCACCACAGGGTATGGTTAGTTTAACTGTAAATGAAGTGAGGGCAAGTCTATTATGAGTTTTGCTAGTGAAAGAACCAACATCGAGGGTAGATTCAATACCAATTGGACTACAACAACGATTGCCTGGGGTAACACTGATTTTGACATGCCTAACAATGCGGCATGGGTACGATTTAATATTTTGAATGGTAACACAAGTTATAGAGCAATAAATGGCTTAAAACGTCATACAGGCATTATCAATATTCAAATATTCGGACCAATTAATTCGGGAACTCATACCATTAGAGAGTATAGTGATACAATAGCTGCTATATTCGATGGTCAGAGTTTTAACGATGTGGTTTGTGATGTTGCAAGTATCCAAACTATAGGTACTGATGATAAGTTTCATCAGGTTAATGTTAACATTCCATATTGGAGAGACGAATGAAACAAGTAATTTTATATCCACCTAACGGGGATAAAATAGGTGTAACGCCACACCCTTCAAAGATTGAAGAAATGAAGGCGAATGGCTGGATTGAGAAATCCGATAATAAAAAAGTAAAGATCAAGGAGAAAGAAAATGGCAAATCATAAAGGCTCGGAAGGAGTTGTAAAAATCGGTTCAAACACAGTAGCAGAGATCAAGGACTTCAGTTTAAGTGAAACTGCAGAAACTATCGATGATACTACAATGGGTGACTCAGCAAGAACTAAGTTAGTAGGTTTAACTACTGCCTCTGGTTCTATGACAGCATTCTGGGATGAGACAGATACAAGTGGACAAGGTGCAATGACAGTTGGTGCTGAAGTTACTCTAAATCTATATCCTGAAGGTGCTACAACTGGCGACAGTTATGCTACATTATCAGCGATCATTACTGAGAAAGGTGTATCAACTACTCTAGACGGCATGGTGGAAACATCAGTTAGCTTTGAAGCTAATGGCGCAGTTACTTGGGGCACGGTGGCTTAATGGGTATTAAAGAAAACGCTGAGGCTCATTTCAAGTCGAAGCTATCGGGGGAGTTATTCTCAATTGATGTTCCTGAGTGGGATGGTAAGATCTACTACAAACAGGCAATCACAGGTAAGCAACAAACCCAGATCTTTAAGCTCTATTCACAAGACAAACAAATCGAATCGGTTTATATGTCTTTGATTATGCGAGCATTAGATGAAGACGGTAAAGCTATTTGGCGTCCTATGGAGCTAAATGAAATGATGCGAAACTATGATCCAGAAGTGGTTAGTAGAATCGTGGAAGAAATCTCTGATGCTGAACCAACGGTCGATGAAGTAAAAAAGCCTTAAAGTCGGATAACGACTTATTGTTTATTTGTACCTTAGCAGATCGTTTACAAAAATCCATTAGTGAAGTTATGGATTTTACTACAGTCGAACTAGTCACATGGTCGGCTTATTTTGAATTGAAGGGCGAGAAGAATGGCAACTAATCTAGCAACACTTGGAATTAAGGTAGATCCTTCCAAAGCTATTAGTGGAGCCAATAAAGCAAGAAAGGCAATTCTAAGAGTAGGTAAAGCTGCTAGAAGTGTTGCTGGTGCAATTGGTACCATTGGTAAGAGCTTTGGTAAATTAGGGGGAATCGCATTAGGTGCAGTTGTTGCACTAGGCTATTTCGTTAAGAAATCATTAAATTCAACTGATGCAATGGCTAAGATGTCTCGAGCTATTGGTGTTAGTGTTGAATCATTACAAAAGTTAAGACATGCCGGTAACTTGGCAGGAATGGAGTCTACTCAGTTAGACAAAGCTGTTCAGAAGCTTGCAGTTAATATGGCAGATGTTGCCAAAGGTACAGGCGAAGCTAAAGATATATTTAGCAAGTACGGGATTAAGGCTACTGATTTACACGGTAAGTTACGACCAGTAGAAGATGTGATGTTAGATGTTGCAGATGCTACTTCCGGCATAAGTAACCGAACAGAAAAAGCAGAATTAGCTTATAGATTGTTTGGAGCACGTGGTGGTCTAATGATCAACATGCTTAATCAAGGCTCAGAAGCTATGCGTGAGCAATGGGAAGAGGCAGAGAAGCTTGG